ATAAAGCTGAAAACTATCACAAAGAAAATACTGTTAAGCTACATACACTACAAGATATATGGCAAAATACAGATCAGCTTGATAATATTACAGAACATTTGATGAGAAAATTTAATAGTATCTTATCAAAATAAAAGACTTTAGTTCCCTCTAAAGGTTACCCCCTTTGTGCTTGACACATTGGGGGTTTTTTTATATGTTAAATTTATGACCACATTAAATAAAAAAATACAATTAAAAATAAAAAAGTTTGATGAAGTTATGATTGAACTTAAAATAAAATATTTAAAAGTTTCCTCGTTCTATTCAGAACTACATAAGCTAGACGAAAAGGTACAAGAAATAGCAAAGCTAGTTGACAATCACAAAGATTAATGCTATAACATAGGTACTCAACAAGGAGTACATATATGTCAGACAATAAACCAATAATTGATACAAGTTGGGAATTGAAGTGGCGAAGAACATTAAGAAAGAAACTTCTTAATTGTTTGGTTCTAATAGAGAATCACGGCAAACCTACGCAAGAATTAATGTATGAGCTAAGACTTGCTAGAGATGCTTTGACCTATTGGAATAGTGATACGGCAGATTGGGAAAAACATCAAATGACTTTTCCTACTTCTGCACCTGTACCACAGACCGAACTTCAAAAACCTGAAGTATCAAACATTGAAAGCTAATTGACATACTGAATCTAGTATGTTATAACTAAAGGGTAGTCAACCGAGAGGGGGCTACCCTTTTTTGTTTGCCCTGTACTACATCTTCGGATAATAGCTACATCACAATCAAGGGGGGTGAGTATTCTTCCTACGACCATACTAGTTCGTGTTGTAATATAGATATTCACCCCGAAAATTAATCAAACAATATAGGAGTGCTATGAAACACATAAACATAACAAAGCAACAACTCCATACCTTTATTGATAAAGAGATAGACAAGTACAAATCTAAAAAAGGTCGTGCTTTCTTCTACAAAAAACCAAAAAGGTTAGAGATTGTTGGCGAGAAAAGAGTAATGCGATTTGATACTAAAGATAGAAAGTTTCAAATTGATGGTGCAACTGGTAAAAGGTTGTACAAAAAAGGTGGCAAGAGAACTACTACACCAGAACATAATATGTTAGTTAATGATTTAGATATTCAAGAGGGCTACAAGTTTAGAAATGTACCTATGAATCAGAGATTAAGATATTTATTGATAGGCAAAAAATGCTTAAAATTCAGTTATTTAGCCGATTCAGATTCATTTAGAGTTGAGTTTCCAAAAGCTACAAGGACTCTAATTAAAAATCTTTATGCTAAAAACTTTGAGGACTTTGAACAAAAAGGAGATATAAATGAGTGAAGTATATACAACCAAAGAAAATTATGAAGAACTTGATAATGAAATACAATCATTATCTAATTTATATTATTGGTTAAAAGATGTTGAGAACAATCAATACCTAAAATTTAATGATGAGTATTTAATTGATATTGATTTACTTAAAAGAGATATTAAACATAAGATTGGTGGTGTTATATTAAGTAATCATACAAAATCTTGGTCTACTACACACCCACATCTTGATATAATAAAGGAGCCTAAAGATGAGTGAGTGGTGTCAAAATAAAAGATGTCCCGAAAAGAAAAATCAAAATCAAATTCGTGGCAGTAAAGGTGCAAAGTATTATCAATCTAATAAAGTTGGTCGGTATGGCTACGAGTATTGGTGTAGTATGGGTTGTCGTGAACAATGGTGGAACGACCATAAAGATACTTGTATTAACGCAGTTGGTTTTATTGATAAACAAGTATTACCTTTAGAGAACGCTTGGTTTGTTGAATATAGATATAGTTATAATTCAGGAGTTGAAAATAGATACCATTTAAGAAATAAATTAATGGGTATTGACCAACCAATAACAAGACAACAAGCACAAACACAAGAGCAAATAGATGCCGACCATAGTTGGCGTACAATAGACGATACACAAGCAAGAGAACTAGCAATCACATTAGGTCTAGCTAGTTGACACATCAATCAAAATAATATATATTATAGATACTACTGACATCAAGTTGGTAGTATCTTTTTAACCAACAACAAAGGAGTACTCGTATGGATAAAAAAGAAATAAGACTCAATGCAGGTAAGCGTAAGTCATTAGTGATTGACTTTCGTAAGCATTGTGAATCTTTGGACACTCACGAAAAAGAGGCGTTCAAACAATCAAGAGAGGATTGCTTATCACAAATAGAATCTTCATTTGCTACTTGTAAAGAAGTAGTTGAAAGAAGATTTCCATTGGAAGATGTAGCAACACTCCAATCACTACAAAGAAAACACAATACTATCAATGCAGTAGGCACAGATAGTTGTTTCTTTATGAAATCTACTGACGCACCAAAAGTGCTTGATAGATACAATGACGAAGTTGATAAGTCTAAACACTTTTCATTTGAGTTAGATGGTAGTCTATCGGCAGACTTTGGTAGTGGCTATCGTGGTAGTAGTAATAATGGCAAAAACTTTGCCTATGCTATGTATCGTGAAGATATGAAAGCAGTTGGATTAAATCCAGATTGCAACATTGAAAGTGAGATACAACAAGAGGGTAAAATGGGAGATCAAAGATACTCTCGTACTACTAACCCTTATCTATCTCAATGTAGAAATGATAATCACCATTGGTTATCAGGTGGTCAGGGTGGTACTAATTACTATCAATCTTGGAAAGATAAACACGCATTACATATTATTGGTACTGGTGGTTGTCGTTCAAGAGCAATACCTTGCACAGACTTGGAGTTTCAAAAGTTTGAAATGATGATTCAAGCAAAGCAAGATGTTGTTACTAAACATACTCTATGGATACAAACTGTTGTGGCTAGGACTAATAGATTTAGAGAGATTGTTAAATCTATGACTAAATTTTCTCAAGTAGAAAAGTTTGCTAATCACGCAGATATACAATGGAAGATTGATCCAGAGATACTTGCTGATAAGTTTGGTATGGACTTGGTCATATCTATTGATGACGCAGCCGAGTCTATTATGAATATCGGCAAACCAAAACCTACAAGAGAAGAGAAGATACTTGCTTGGAAAAAAGCAAATGGTATTAGTCTTGCCTCGTAATAGATAGGAGATATGGTTAGGGGAGAAATCCCCTAGCCTTTATTTAGGTGTATATTATTTATTAGTATGGTAGATAAAAATATATCTGTAAGTCCTAGTGATAGGCAGGTTAATCTTCGGGAGTATTTTTAAATGATACTTGTTGCAACAATAGTATGCACCTTAATAAAGGGAAAATAATATGACTACTGAACTTGGAATACTTATGTTTATATATAATATGATTGCAATATTTATAGGTGCAACCATAGCATATTTTATTATAAAATTAATACAACAAAAAGAAAAGGAAAGAAAAGAAAATGAAAATAGGAAACACCCATATAATTAAATTTACTAAACAAGATATAAAACAAGTGTATCTGCAATCACACAGGTGGGACACTTGGGCAGAAATAAAGCTAAAAAGTGGCAGTGATGTAAGGTGTCATAGTTTTGAATTAGATATGATAATGAAAGATAAATATAAATCTTATGTCGCCTACTGTACACATACCCATTATTGGGTATCTAATAATAATGGTGATGATATAAGTGTATGATATATACTAACCCCCCTGTAACGACAGGATACTATAACATAAAATAACAAAAAAAACAAGGAGTCACATTGACACAATTAGTAAAATGTGATACAAGGATAAATATGTTTTACGAAAAAAAAGAAAAGACACCAGATGAAAAGTTAGCCATTGCTAAAATACAAGTGATGATGGAAGATGCATTTGGTATATTAAGTAATAGTGAGTCTAGCCCTGCATTACAAGATAGAGCAAAGCATTGGTTTGATACTACTGATTGCTCTATGTGGTGTGATATGGCAGGAACTAATCAAGAGTACATTAAAAAACTATTTGATAATTTGCAATATAATTATAATAGTGGTAAGATAACCAAAAACGAATTAAGATTTGGTATTAGAAGATTGGACAAAAAAATATGAAAATAAAAGATATAGAAAAAAAGATAGGCACACTATCAAACCCTAGTAAAATGCCCTCGTATGCGTGGGGTATACCAATACAATATTGTGTAACAGGTAGTAAGTTAGCACTAATTGATGGTACTATATGTAACAAATGTTATGCAGGTAAAGGTTGTTATGTATTCCCAGTTGTAAAAGCTATGTATGAAAAAAGATATCAAGCAATAGAACTACCAGAATGGGTGGATTATATGGCAGAACTTATTACCCAAAAGTACAAAAACCTAGACAAATCAAGGCTTTTTCATCGTTGGTTTGACTCTGGAGATATACAATCTTATTCGCATTTGATGAAGATATTTGAGGTATGTGAACTTACACCACACATAAAGTATTGGCTAGCTACTAGAGAATATAAAATTGTAGATCAAATTAAAGAAGAAGATGTACCAAAAAATTTATGCTTAAGAGTATCAACAACTAAAGTTGATAGTCCACCACCCAAGTTTTGGAAGTGGACATCTGGTGTGCATAAAGATAAACCTGCAGTAGGTAGAGAATGTCCTGCACCTAAACAAAATGGTGAGTGTGGTAGTTGTCGTGCCTGTTGGAGTCGTTCAGTTAAACAAGTAAGCTATAAGGAGCATTAGTATGAATAAAAAAGAAATAGATATAGATAATGAAATAGAAAAAAGATGGGAAGATTTTAATGAGTGGCTAGACACCTGTCCTTTTAAATGGTCAAGGTCAAGTCACCCAACAAGTGGTATGACTGCAATTAACTTTGATATAGAGGAGGAATAATGAGAGAATATACATTTGAAAGAATGAGTGGAGATAAAAAAATAATAGAAGCTAGAAGTTTAAAGAAAGCTATAATAAAATATGCTGGTAAACCAGAGGGTAATGATGACCACGCATATATAACTTGGACAAGTAAAAAGAAAAATGATAGCGAAGCATCTGTTAAACTACCATATGTTACAAGAAAAGAAAGAAAAGGAAGATTATAATGGTGAATAAACCTAAAGGTGAAAGTGAAGTTTGTAAAATAATATTAGATAATCATTATGATTGGTGCGAAAAAGAAGGTAGAGATACATCTTGGTACAGAAAATATTGGAGGAAAATATATGTGGAGACACCCAAGTTACTACGCAAAAATAAAAAAAGAAAATCGCTTGACAAATAAAAAAAAATGTGATAGGGAAATAGACAATGAAAAAATACAAAATAAGACTATTCGGAATGGGGATAGATGCAGTAGCAATAATACCATTCGACAACGAGCCAGACATAGAGACGATAGAAAATAATGTTGCTTATTATTTAAATAATAACTTAATGAAAATAGAAAAGAGTTCTTTTTTTTCTGATAAAAATTATACAATTACATACGAGGAAGTATCTATTTGAATTATAAACAGCAGCTAACAGTTGTACAAGGTTTGTTTGTGCCACCAGATACAAACATTAGAATGGACTGTCCATTTTGTAATAATAAAAATACACTAGCAGTAGACACTACAGAAAATAAAATAAGTTGGTATTGTTTTCATGCGTCTTGTAAAGCAAAAGGAAAAAAAGAAGGAGAAAAAGATATGCGTTATGTAGAAAAAGTATTTAATGGTAATAAACAATTACATATAGAAGACTTAGACTTTCCAATACCAGATAGTTTTCAATCTATATATTCAAATGAAAAAGCAATGCGTTGGTTATCAAATAATAATTGTTGGGAGTCTTGGTCTTGGGGTAGAGCAGATTTTAAATATGATGTAAAACAAAATAGAGTTGTGTTCTTAATAAAAAATAGAGTATCACATAAAATAGTAGGTGCAGTAGGTAGAGCATTAAGTAAAGATGACTTTCCTAAATGGTATATGTATGGTAATAAAGATGTGCCATTTAAATGTGGTGAATGTAATGATGCAGTTATTGTAGAAGATTGCCCATCAGCTTGTGCAGTATCAAATGTATTAACTGGTATAGCTATCATGGGTACAAAATTAAAAGCAATACATAAAAGTCATTTGCAACCATACAAAAATTTATATATATGTTTAGATAGAGACGCTACAACAAAAGCATATGATATGGCAAAAGATTTAAGGTCTTCTGGATTTGAAAATATAATAGTAAAACCTCTTGAAGATGATTTAAAATACTATAACACAGAACAAGTAAGGGAGATATTTTATGATTGAAAAACAAATGATTCGACTCATGCTGAATAAAGAATTTTATATTCAACATAAAGGTATGTTATCACCAACTGTATTTGCAGGTGATATAAGTGCTTTGTATGAAACAATACAAAAAGCACACGAAAAATATAGTGATGATATAAAAGTAGATGAGTTATATTCTTTACATACTGCTATATTTAATCCTGCATTAACCCGTGCTGCAAAAGAAAAGTTTAGTGAGTTAGTAGAAGATATAAAAGAAGTACAAGAACCAAGCAAAGAGATAGCAAAAGATATAATGCGTATCTTATCTGATAGAGATTTAGCACAAAGAATAGCAGTAGAAGCTACAGAAATATTTAATGGTAAGGAAGCAAACTTTACTGATATAACTGGTATGATAGAAAAGCATAAACAAAATATCAATGAAGAAAAAACTCCTGCAGTTACAAGTAATGTAGAACAAGTATTAGATTTATTAGATGTAACTACAAAATGGAAATTTAATATACCTGTCTTGAAAGAAAATGTAGGTGGTATTGGTGGTGGTAATCTTATGATAGCATTTGCTAGACCAGAGACAGGCAAGACTGCATTTTGGGTTAGCCTATGTGCAGGACCAAATGGTTTTGCAGAACAAGGTGCAAAGATACATGCTTTTATTGGTCAATGGAAGATGTAGATGCACATTGTGAAAAACATAAACCAGATATAATAGTAATAGACCAGCTAGATAAAATAAATGTAACTGGTACATATGCAAGAACAGATGAAAAGTTAAGACAGATATACACGAGTGTAAGGGAGATAGCAAAGAGAAGAGATTGTGCAGTTATTGCAATATCCCAAGCATCTGCTGATGCACATAATAGAAACAGTATTTCCTTTGATCAAATGGAAAACTCTAAAACTGGTAAAGCTGCTGAAGCTGATTTAATTATTGGTATAGGTAGAAACTCTAATAGTGATTTAGAAAATAAAATAAGAACACTATGTGTAAGTAAAAATAAAATAAATGGTTATCATGGTGAGCCTGTGTGTACTATTAGAAGAAGTATAAGTAGGTATGAGGTATGAGTTTTTTAGATAGACTTTTAAATATAGTTATTGCATTTAGTATATTCTTTGTTTTAATATATTGCTGCTATATAACTTTGCAATTGCAAGATATGTGGGATATGATAATTAGTTCTCAAGAAATTATAGATGAACAAAGAAAAGATTTAAGAAAATTAAAGTTATTAATTCTCTCAATGAAAGGAAACTCAGTATGATAACAACAGTTGATGTAGAAACATCTTGGCAAGTAACAAGCACAGGTGGGTATGATCCATCACCATTTCACCCTGATAATATATTAGTTAGTGTTGGTATAAACGATGAGTATTATTTTACAAATCATAGTGAAAAAATTGATAAAGGTTGTTATCATAATATACAATCTATATTAAATAAAACAACTTTGCTTATAGGTCATAATATAAAATTTGATTTAATGTGGTTATTAGAATCTGGATTTACATATAGTGGTAAAGTTTATGACACTATGTTAGGTGAGTATATATTAAATAGAGGTATAAGAAAAAGTTTAACATTAGAAATGTCTTGTCGTAGAAGAAAGATTGGATCAAAAGATAATCGTATAAAAGAATATACAGATAGGGGTATACCATTTCAAAATATACCTGCAAATATAGTCGAAGAGTATGGTAGAATGGATGTAGAAATAACTAAAAGATTATTTGATTCTCAAATGAGTGATCTAAAAATGGCTAAAAATAAGGGCTTATTGATGACTGCCAAAATGATGAATGAATTTTTAATTGTGTTATCAAACATGGAAAGAAACGGAATTAATATAGACTTAAATGATTTAAGCAAAGTAGAAAAAGAATATAGAGCAGAGTTTGCATATTTAAAACAGAAGATAGATAAGATAGTATACAAACAAATGGGTGATACTAAAATTAATTTATCTAGTCCAGAACAATTAGCTTGGTTAATATATTCTGTAAAACCTAAAGATAAAAAACAATGGGCTAAAATATTTAATGTAGGTATAGATAAAAGCACAGGGAA